CAAACTCAGTAGCGTCGATTTTGCTTGTGTTGCCATCAGGCATTGTAACAATAACTTTACTATTAGTTTTAGCTAACGTATCGTCAAAATCAAAAACACTTATTCCTTTAGACTTTTGATCTGGTAAAGAAGCTTTTACAACAGTTTCTAATGAATTAATCATTATATTTTTTTGCTCTAAACTAGTTTGTTGTTCAGTAAAAATACCATCACTTAAACTAGCTCTAGAAACTACGTTAGATTGTTTTTCTTTAGATAATTTAAGTTCATTTTTAAAGTTTTGTCTTGCTAGTTTTTCATTTACAGCAATGTCTTCATTTAAATTAACTTTTGACATTAAGTCAAACAAAGCTTTTTGTTGAGCTAATTTAGCTTGTGGATTGTTTTGTAAATCTTTAGGAAGAACAACATTATAAAGTTCTGCAACTGTAACTAAGTCGCCTTTGTTATCAACTACGTACATACTAGAAGGATCAGCTGCAAAATATTTATTAAAATATCTTATCAAAGAATCAGGCACTTGGTTGATGGATATTTCACCTTTTAAAAATCTTATCATTTGTTGGTTTAGCAAAGGATATGCTTGATCTTTAGCTGCCCAAGAATCTTCATTGTATTCACCATTAAATATATTTTTACTACGCTCTAAATATGTAGTTTCTGCTTCTGTAAAGTTTTTTCCTGTTTGAACTTGAAAATAATTTTCTAAAAAATAACCTTTATAGTCACTATATATTTTATCAGAAGCGAGCATCGCGTCTAAAGTATAACCAGCCGCTACACCAGCTTGTAAAACGTGTTCGTCGTTTTTACCTGAAAAACCATCCATAAAACCTTTCAATGTAGATAAATTTCTAAACCAATTATAGTTATTATTACCACTTTGTAATAAATACCTTACAGGACCTAAATTATTTAAAACATCTTTATTTAAAGCTTTTCTTATTCCGTCTAAAATTTCGACTCTTCCAAGGTTAATTGATGTTATATTTTCTTTTACAAATTCTATTTGTTTAAATAATTCTTTTTTAGAAATTGCCTTAGTTATATTTCCGCTAGTCTCTACAGTAGATTTCCCAGCTAATTCTAATAAATTTTCTACAGTTCCTAGATCGCCTTCTTTTAAAGCTATCAGAGTATCGTTTATTAAATTTTGATCAACACCTTTGCTATATAGAGTCTCTAAACCTTTTATGGTATTTACGTATAGCTGTTTATATTTTTCAGTTGTAGAAAATTTATTTCCAGCAGAAGCTAAATTTTTAGAAGTTGCAAATTGTTTTAAATTAAATATTTTATTAAAGTCTTTAGTTAAAAAATCTGTTAATCTAATTAACTGATCTTTTCTACTCAAATCCGGAAATGGAGTTAACCCTAAAGTTTCAGCAAATTTGTCTAATGTTTTACTTACTTTTCCTTGACCTTTGATTGGCGCTAAAATTTTAGATGTATTTTTATTTATTTTATTTTTTGCTTGTTGGTTTTTTGTCTTTAATTCTTCTTTAGCCTTTACATCATCTGAAACACTAGCTTTAACAACATCAAAAGAACTATCTTCTGCAGTTCTTGCATCAAGTTTGTTTTCGATGTTTTCCATGAACTCCACGCTAGTGATACCATCATTACCTAAAGCTGTGTCTAGCTTTTTCATAAAAGCCTTATCAGCCATTAGTTCTTGTATAGACTCTAACGCAAAATCAGTAGCTAATATATTATATAAAGATTGTTGTCTTTTTTCACCACCTAAAAAATAATCTTTAAAATCTTGTAAACCTTGCACTGTAACCTTAGGCACATTGTAAACTGGTTTGTTAAAGTAACTAGGTTTTCCTGTCTTGCTAGTTTGTTTAGTAGGTGTTGTACCTGTTTGTTTTATACCAAACAACTTACCAAACCTTCTTTTTATAGTTCCAACAGGTAAAGATTTTATAAAGTTTTTATCTAGTGAATTTACAAAGTCTTTGTATTTTTGACTAGCAAAAGTACCTATATCTTTTCTAAGTCTTTTAAAATAGTTTTTCTTAGACTCGTCAGCTATATCTTTAGCTGTGTCCGCAGCGTTTTTACCTTTGTTGGCAGCTAATAGTATGTCTTTAGAAACCTCATCTTTTATAATAGCTTTAGTTTCTGCCGTATCTAATTCTCCAACTTGATCTGTTTGAGAAGCGTATACTTTTTTTCTACCTTTATCTTCTTTTGCAGTCTCATCAAATTCTTGACCGCTAGTTTCATCAACTACTTGACTAGCTTTTTCGTCGTCAAGACTTTGCGTTTGCGTTTGTTTAAAGTTTTCAGTAGCTAGTTTGTTTGCTCTTAAATTAAACAAAGTGCTTGTTTGTTTTCCAGCACCCTGCATATTAGTATCTTGATCTGCATTGTATTCACCAAGAACATTAATATACTCACTTTCAAGAATTCTTTTAAAATCATTTCTACTTACACCTTGTCTATTCATGGGTAAAACACCATCAAATAGTCTTTTGGTAGTTGTTTCTATAACGGCACCTGCAGCTTTTAATGCTCTTTTTGTATCAAAAGGAGCTGTAATATCAAAATCTTCATCAGACATTAATTCATTAGTTTGATCATATGAATCACTAACGCTTTCTTTGACTACTGTTTTGTTTTCTGACTTACTTTTGTTATCTACTAAAGTTCCTGTAGCGGCTGTTGTTTGTAGATCTGATTGAGCAGTTGTTAGCTCGCCTTTTTCAATAGACTTGTTATAATCTTTAATAAAATTATAAACATCCTTAGCGTCGTTAAATTTAACAGATACCCCCATGTTTTGAAGTATTCTACGAAGACCATCCATCATATCTGTAAAAATAGTTTGCTCAAATTTTATGTCACCGTTAGTTAAAGCATCAGAAAATAAAGTTAATTTTTCTTCATTAGTAAATTCATTTCCGCTTTGTAAATATTGATTAACTCTTGTTTGATACTTGCTCATAGCTACTTGAGTAGCATCAACACCTTTTAATTTTGCTAAATACGTATCTAAAGAACTACCTAGTTGATCCATTGTTTCAGGACTAGATTGTAATGTTTCATACAGTAAACCATGTAGAAACTCATGACCAGCTACGTTAACGTTTTGATCTGCTATAGATACCTCTCTGTTTATTAAAATCTTTTTTTCACCAGTTTTAGGATTAATAAGTATGTTACCTTGATTACCAGACATTTTTCTAGTAAAACCTTTTAAACCTTCTTTTTTAACATAAGCATTAAGCTCTTTAGCATTTTTAAAATCTAATAACTCTGTTTTTCCTTTACTAGACTTACCAATAATGTTTTTTACAGTATTAATATTTCTCATTAAAGCATTCTCCGCAGTGTTGTTAGCTACAATGTCTTTAATTTCATTAGATATTTCTTCACTTCTAGCAATTTCTGATTGGGTTAGATCTTTGTCGTTTACTTCTTTAATTTTTCCATCAATAAGATTTCTTTCTTTGATAAGATTAATCAGTTTACCTCTAACATTCGGGTCTATACCTTTTGGAACTTTCATAGAGGCGTTTCGTATTGCTGAAATATCTTTTATTTGACTTGCTTTTTGCTCATCAGACAAATTTTTATCTTCAAGAACTTTTTGAACAAGATCTTTAAAGTATTCTTGACCAACTTTATAATTTTTGCTTCCTCTAGAAAAATCTATACCTGATGCTATTCGCATAGCTTGGCCAGCATAAGAGTTGTCTACATTAGCACTCAACATACTACCCGCAACACCAGATACGCCAAATAGTTTACCCATGTTCCAACCCATTCTAGCTTCTTGCTGTATTTGGTCCATGTCAATGTTATCATTAAAAGCGTTTTTACCTATCATGTCACCAGCTCCACTTATGTTCATTGCGTTTTGGCCTACTTGTTCTAAGTAAGATTGAAAACCTTCAGTAACAGCTTCTTCTGCAGCACCTGCGTACATACCTGCTACAGTTCCTCCAACAGTTCCAATATAATTAGAAAAAGTTTTACCTAGTAGCTTTTTACCAATATTTGATTTTAGTATATTACCTACTCCTTGACCAATTAATTTACTACCAGCGCTTCCAGCTAAATATTCTGTACCAGCTACTGCTGCAGCGGTTAATATAGGTTCAAATTGATCACCGTACTTTTGTTGACCTAAAGCATCTAAATATTCTTGAGTTGTAAAACCATCCTCACCGTATTCCTCTTCCATTTGACGTCTAGTACCTTCTATAAAAGTATCTCCATACGTCTGAGCAGCCATAACCGCGGTACCAACTCCAAGAAGAATCTTACCAGCTCCAATAACACCAGCCGTTATAGGTGTAGCACTACCACCAGAAGCCACTGTTGCAGCGGTGCCAGTAGCAATCATAAGACTACCTAACATTGTAGGCGCCATATGTGGTGCTTGTTTTATAGCATTAGCAACCGTGTCTGAAAAGTCATTACTATCAAAAGTATTAAAAGCACTTTGAATCATCTCAGCTTCTTGCATTTCGTCAAGATCTTCCTTCATATCATCTCTAGTGTTTTCCCAACGTTTTTTACGTGTATCATAAAACTCACCTAAAGTATCATTATTATCCCAACCGTGTATACGCCATTTCAAAAAGCTGCCTACTTCTGGATTTATTTTTTTAGCTTCTCTAAGTGTCATTTTTCTGTTTAAAGATCCGTCTTTAAATCCTCTTTCCATTCCATTATACACTTCAGATCTTTTTTCCCACTCAAACCATTCTTGCATTGCTACTTCAACTTTGTTGGTCATAGCGGTGAAACCACTAGGAATACTAGCAAAAGCTTCATTTTGCTTGCTTAAAAAACTTTGTTCACCATTGTCTTCTTTAATACTTTCGTCTATACCTCTAAGAACATTGTCTCTTAACCAGGTATCATAATTGTATCTTGTGTACTCTTTTGAATATTCACCAAAAAATTCTTTGCCAGCTAATCCATATTCTTGAAATATTCTTTTAGCATCTTTGTTTTCTTTTAATCTTTTTTGAAACTCTTCGTTATACCAACTAGAAAAATCTGCACTAGCTAAAGCTAATCCTTCTTCTGTTGAAGTATCATATGAGTTCCTTAGTTCTTCACTTTTAGTTTCAGCACCTGAAAACACTTCGTCCTTAATAGAGTTTGTGATAAGTTTAAATCTAGGATCTGAATCATTTGCTTTTCTTAAAGCGTCTGAGTAAGCTTCTTTAAAAGCGTCTGTGTCATCTTCTGGTATATCTTTAATGTTTGGAGCATATTTTCTAATCAAAGCTACAGCTGACTTGTCTGGAGTAGCGATTCTATTTAGTTCTTCAGTAGATAAATCTATTTCTCCAGCATTGTATTGTCTAAGTCTTTCTCTTTCTTTTTCAATTTCTTTAGGAGTTTTAGCTTTGTTATCTCTCATGAAATCTTTAATAAGCTTTTGATTCTCATCATTAAAACCGTCGTTTCTTGTGTCTATAGATAATGTTTCACCATTAGGAGCAGTTACTGTCATACCAACACCATACATGTTTGCCCCTTGAGTGGTAGTTAAACCCGCTACAGATTCTCTATGGTCTACATCAAAACTATACCCTGTGTTTTTAAATTGTTCGTTTAACTGATTTTTTAAACTTGAAGCAACTTCAACGTCTCTTTTTTCTGTAGCCTTTATTTTTCTTATTTCAGTACTTCTTGTGTCTACAATATCTTCACCTCTGTTTTTGCCAATTAGCACTTTACCTGATGTTACATCATCTACAACTACTTCTTTTAAATTTATATTTTTAAATAAATCAATATCTAAGTTTGGTAATTCTTCAGCAGTAAACTCAGGTTCTTTGTAATTAAAACTACTAGGAAATTGATCAGTTAATTCTTTTATAGCATCTTTAGTAGCTTGTCTATCAACTTTACCTGTTTCTTTGTTTAATATAGGTTGATCTTTAAGAGTTTCAATTCTACTTACTAAATCGTTTAACTCAGTTTCATAGTTATCGGTGTCAATTTCGTCTTCTTCTATTTCTGCATTTATATTAATGTCAAAAGGAACTCCAAGAACTTCTATAGAAGGATCTTGAACCATGCCAGAATCTGTTTTTTGATCAAACACCTCTTCTTCTTCCTCTTCTACATTTTCTATTTGATCGTTATAAACGTTTTTATTCCAAGTATTGTAATCATTAGTTACCTCACCTTGATCAACTAAATAATCGTGTATATTTTGTCTTATGGATTTGTCACCCTTTGTATTACTAAGCCAGGTTTCAAAATCTGAATTTGTTTCACGCCTGTATCTTAAATGTTTCCAAATATTTTTAGCAACTTCTCTATTTCCTTTAAACTTGTTTTTTTCTTTTTCTTCTTTTACTTCATTTTCTTTTACTTCTAACTCTTTTACTTCTAATTCTTTTTTGTCATCTAAAAACTTCTGCATCTTATCATAGTCAGCAAAAGAATATCTGTTTGATGACTTCAATCCTGGCCAATTTGCTTCTATAGCGTCCTTTTTTAATTTCTCAAAGTCCCTGTTTGTATTTGCCATATTTATTAAATTTTTATCCTTTATTGCCAGTTTTAGTAGGTTCTGTTAACAGTAAATCAATTCTTTGATTAACTAATTCGTTTGATTCCATAGTTTCTACTACATCGTCTACTATAAATTTTCTATACATAACATTAAAAACCGCTTTTTGTTCTTCCCCTAAGTCATCTTTATAATTCCAAATACCTGATCCTTTTGCCCATGCTGCTTTTAAAGCTTCTGTATCATCTCCTAATTTAGGGAAAGCTTGCTTAGCTAAATCTTCGTTAAAAACAGTGGCTTGACTATCTTTAGCGATACGCATATTCCACACGGATCTAGCTTGGCCATTGTCACCTTCTGGACCAATAAAAGAATCTACCTGTTGTGTAAGTTCTAAATTCATTGCGCTAGCAACTTTATCAGGATCAACTAATTTTAGCATAACAATTCCACCATCTGGGCCTGTATGTTCCTCTGTTTCTGTACCTAATAATGTTTTATTAAATGTACCACCACTAGTGTAAACTCCTTTGTCATTAAAATTCGCACCAGCTAGTATATTTGTACCTTGTAACGCGCTGTTTATTTGTTTACTCATTTTAGGTGTACTAACAATTAAAGATTGATCTTGTACTTGCATAGCTTCCATACCAGCACTATTCATAGAATAACCGTCAGTCGGAAAACTAACTAAATCATTAGGATCTGTATTAGCTTTACCATTTTTCATTGGTGGTATATAACCTTCTCCTTTAAAAACCATTTCTATAGAATTACCTTCACCTTTTTGAAAATCATATGAAAATCCATTTTCTTCCGTAAAACCTAGCTCTCCGTTAAAAACTTGAGATGCTAAAAGTATATCTTTGTTTTGATTTGGATCAATGTCGCTCATGTCTTTTGTGTTTAAAAACGACTGAGCATTAGTTAACATACCTTTCATTGTTTCTGGAGAACTATTTATCCACTGTAATTCTGATTGTAGCTCTCCATAGTTTTCTGGCTTAGGTGTTTTAGCCATCTCCATAGCTATTTCAGCAGCTCTAGCAGGATATGAACTAAAATAATCTCCAACTTTACCACGACTCATTTGGTTACCTACTACGTTGCTTTCAGCGTTTTTAGTTATTGTAGCTTGACTTTGGATTGACGCGGCTAATATGCCTCTATTTGTATCAGCTTCGCTTTTTAACTCTTGGTCTTTTTCTACTCTTTTAGCTTGTGTAACACTAGCGTTAATAGTGTTTTGAAGTTTATCAAAAGAACCTTGAACTGATTGATTTATATATTTTGGATTTCTATATGACATAATTAATCTTTGTTAGTTGCTGGGGTTCCTGAACTTGGTGTAAACGCGGTTGCTATACCGCCAATTGCTCCTGTTATTGCAGCTGTTCCATCTGCTCTTGCTTGTGCCATTTGAGCTTGAGCATTATCTAATTGACCAGCTACTCTATCTATTTTGGCATCTTCTCTTTGTTCGGTTGCACTGAAAACAAATTGAGCTCCAGATACTTCTGCTTGTTGAACTTTTTCTGCTTGACTCATTGATATACCTTCTATTCTTTGTTTCTCAGCTAGCTGTCTTCTTTCTAAATCAGCTTCACCTTGTGCTCTTTTATCTTCATTAGATTTTTCTTGACTTTCAATACTTGCTGCTACGCTTTTCTTAGATTGCAAAGCTGCTTGAGCTAAAGCGGTTGCTCCTCCAGCACCAGCACCACTTGCCATTAACGTGTCTAAAGTATTTGCTAACGCAATATCAGCTTCTTCTATTTGCATCTCAGCTGCTTGAGTAGCTACAGATAAATTATTATATGCATTTGACATTTGCCCAGATCTATCGGTAGCCATGCTAGACAGATCACTAATACCTTCATAAGGATTAACTATATCTTGTCTATTGTTTTCTAAAAAATCTAGTTTTTTGGATAAAGCTCTGGCTTTTTTTGCAGCGGCTCTCTTTGCTTTTTTAGCAGCCGCTCCACCTATGATTCCAGTTATCACGCTTGAAGCTACTCCTAGTGTTGTTGCTAATGGCATATTTATTTATTTTAATTTATTATCTTGGCGCAAACGTACTACTGACAGCAAACAATTCTTTTAATCCATTAGGATCAGTAGTTGCATCTGTTTTCATAGTGACTGTTGCGTAATAAGCTTTTATACCTGATGTTTGATTACCAAATACCACTTCTCCAGGAATAGGTGTTTGAGTATTGTTTGGTATAACTGCCATATATTTATTTTGTTTTCTATCAAATCCAGCTCTGTACTGGATATTATCTTCTGTATAAGCTCCTTCGTCGTAGCTATATATTTTTCTATATTGGTTTGCTCCTGCTCCTTCTACAATTGTATCTACATGATTAATCCAATTACCAGCAACTGCATCAAACCCTGTTTCATCAGAAAGAAACGCTGTTACTTCCCAGCCATTAGTTCCTTCGTAGTTTATTGTTTGAAATGTTTTTATATTACTAGGTGATGGATTAAATACAAACTGAACAGAGGAGCTACTTGTTGATCCGTAAAAACTATTTCTAGTTTGATTAGTATAATGCTTAAATATTCTACTATTATTTCCTTTGTCTTTTGCAGAGTAAAAACTACCTTGTGAACTAAATATAGCATCTGGTTTGTATGTAAAAAAACTAGTCCAACCTTGTGATCTTTCGTCAAAGGTTAAAGTTTTAAAACTTGTTCCGTCTATTTCGTATCTATTATTAGGTTGTATAGATAAAACATAATTTTGATTATGATTATCATAAGCACCTAATATAACACCAGTACTTGTAACAGCTGATAAAGTATCTCTAAAAAAATCAACCATCCCCATACCAGATATTTCTGCTATTTGTCCACCTGCTAATCTTAACACAGCGTTTCTGTTTCTATCAACAAAGTATTTTTGATAACCATATACGGCAAACGATAAAGGATCTTTACTTATTCCCCAGTTACCAGCTATAGGAGTTATTTGTCCTATTACTAATCTACCTGACGTGGTTATTGCAGAACCTTCTGCTGTGAATATAGCGTCTTTATCTATCAATGCGTTATTAACTTTACGCTCTTGAAATATAAGCAAGTTAGTGTCTTCAGCAAACAACTTTTGTATTGATCCACTTATTGGATCTACACTTCTAGTTATTTCGTCTGCTACACTAAATTGATTAGTTTGGTTTATACCTGTTCTTGAGTTGAATATACCAGAGTATATAAGAGAGTTACCTCTACGCGCCTGAGAATCTTGTTCTTCAACTATATATGCTTTTACACCATAATCAGTGGAGGTGTTATTATAACCTCCTCTAATGCGTGATTCTTCTATGTACCAATCCTCATCTGGATTAGATACTTGAGGCCCAACCCACGCATAAGTAAACGTATAATTAGTAGCGGTAAAGGTCACGTCTTTATCGAACGTTATTATAGTTTGGTTTTGATTTACTGTAACTATTTTTGTCTCACCAACAACACCGGCTCCATTAATAGCCATACCAACAACCGGGGTACCAATTCCAGTACCACCAAACGTAGCATTACTTCCAGCGGGAACTGAACCTGTAGTCACAGCATTTCTTTCCGCTCCTACATCAGGTATGTAAGGAACATCCGCTAGTCTCTTCACGTAATATGAGTTAAAATAAGAAACTTCTAGTGTTAGTGGCATATTATATTAATTACTTGTTTTTGTTGATTATTACAGTGGTCCTAGGTTACATGACCCACTATATGTCGCGTCGGTAAAGTTAAACTTTAAACCTCCTGTGTTTCCAGTACAACCTTCACCTGTTACATTAGTTGAGAATGCTCTGTATTCTCCTGGTATAGAAAAGTTTAAAGTCTCTGTTCCTGGAAAACCAGTTGAAGCTGTTATTTGTCTTGACGATATGCTGTTACCACCAGTGTCAACAGCTTGTGTCCAGTTAGCTTGGGCGTTTGCTCTATATTGAACAGTGTAGTAAACTGATAAATCACCACCACCACTACCACCAATAGAGGTTAGTAATGGTGTTAAAGCCATAACACCTTGTGTTAAAGCTCCGGTTGTTGCGTTTGAAAAATTAGCTCTTACGTTGTAAAACTGTATAGAGTTTCCTGGATAAAACACGCCGCCTACTGTTCCGTAAGTACCTGTTGATGTTGTTGTAGAGCTAACACCAAAGAAAACTTCGTAGCTTTGTGTACAAGTAGCTACAGCGCTAAGCTGATTGTTGTTACATATAGCTTGCGGCACGTGTTGCACGCCTACGGTAAACGTTATAGTTGCGTTAGTAGAAATTCCATTACCATCTACATCTGTTACTGTGATTATAATTGACCAAGTATCGCCTTCAGTTAAAGCGCTGTTTGTTGTTAGTAGTCCAGAAGAACTCATTGCAAATTGACTAGTTACTGAAGATGGGTTACCAGATCCTAAAGAAAATACTAATTGATCTGTTTCATTAGCCGCGGTAGCAGTTCCATTTACGGCAGCGTATTGCTTTATGGTTGTGCTAGCAATTGTTATACCGCTAGGATTCATAGGGTTTGTTGTAAACGAAGGAGCCACATTGTCAAGTGTTGCCACGTAACTATGTGTATCAGTAAACGGAAAACCTGCGTTACCACTACCGTCGTCGTATACTGTTTGTACTGTTATGTCGTAAACATCTGTAGATAAAGCTAACTGTGAAGTAGTGCTATAGAAAAAAGTTGTCGCAGTGTCTAAATCATAGACAGCTAGAGCTTGACCAGTTTTTAAAGCTAAATCAAAATTAGTCTTTACATCGGTAGTCTGGTTAACATCACTTTGTCTAAAAGCAGACAATAAAGTTACTGTTATTAGACTCGCGTCTGTTACCGTTGTGCCACCACCTGTCGCAAAAGTAAGTGAATTACCAATTTGAGTTGCAGTAGTATCACTTTCTAAAAATGCAGCAGCAGTACTACTCATTGTTGTTATACCAGCGTATTGAGCATCTATTAAATTGTTTAAAGTGTTTATCTTTCCCTGCAAAGAAGTTTCCCAGAATATTTCCAATAAAGAATACACAGGTTTTGTTTCTGCAACACTTAAGAAAGGTTGCATTGTAATAATTCCAGGGGTAGCAGAAGTTCCATCTTCAGCATTAGTATCTGCACCCACTCCACCTGGTACAATAGGCGCTGTAGCTACTAAAGCAACTTTACCGTTAGCCGTTGTATCTATTTTAATTGCAAAAGGATTTAAATCAGAGTTGTAAAAAGGTTGTAACTTAGGAGATACTCCCCACGGAATAGATCCAATACTTACTGGTGTTGTTTCACCTGTGGCATTATCAAAAAGACTACCAACTTGACCATAATCACCTTCAGGTGCGTTTGGCTTAAAAGGTATTCCTGATATTTCCATGTCTTTAATAGTAGCTATAGACAATACTTCTTGGTTAAAAAAACCTGGATAATATTGCTGATTCCAAGGTGTTGTTTTTAATGGGTAACCATACGGTCTACCTGACTTCGCGTTTATATTGGGGTTATTTACTCTAATATATAAAAGCTCACTACTACTATATTCTGTGTCTGTTGGCCCAACTTCATTTAAATTTCTAGGTACTTTGTTTATGTTATCACTTAGTAATACAGAAAAAGAAGATTTATTTTCTTCATCAGTTCCTACTATAGGTAAACCATTTACAAAACCAGGTAAGTAAACATTGTAATACTCTTGCTCTTGTTGCTTAACAACTACCTTGTATGAGTACCATCCTAAAGGATTTGTTGTAGCATTCCATATTCCAGGTTGTCCACCAGTTGTAGCTTGGCCTATTGCTGAATCTACCCTTACATTAAGTGAAGTTCCTAACCAATCTATTATAGGATTATTTATTTGTTCTGTAATACTATTATAAGGAGCAAAAACAGTTGATCCGTTTACCCCGTCAACATTGTCATAAGAAGATAATATAACATCTGACTGTCTTCCGTATCTATCTGATAACACAAAGCCAACTTGATAGGTTCTACTTTGTTTTAAATTATGATAAGGATATTGTATAAAGTTATCATTATAAGGTCTTTTGTCACTAATCAAAGCACTAAATTGTATTGAATCAGGGCTACTATGTTTGTCTACATAATTACCATACACTACTCTATTGCCTATAAGTTCTTGTGCTAAAGCTTTTATAGGAACTTTATCATAAACTCTAGTTGTTTGACTTGTTGGTAATGTTTTATATGGTTTACTAGAAGCGTAGTTGTAATCATAAAAATCTTGCGTAACAACTTCTCCGTGAATAGGATCAGAATATATTATTTCATCAAAAGCACTACTTTGTAAATCAGAAAACCTAACAGTATCTAAAACTTTAACCGCTAACGCGTCAGATTCTTTGTATAATAAATCTACTTCAATAGCTAAAAGTTCTGACGTCATTAAAGCCGGAGTGCTAAAAGGCATTGGAGTTCTTAGAACTATATTGTCTACACTGTTTTCAAACCAATTAAGTATAGTTGATTTATAGGCATTGTCCATATCAACAAAGTCTGGATTTTGGCCTGCGCCAAACTCACTGTATTGCTTAGGTATAAACATTGGTTGAGAAAAAGGAGCCATTAAAGAATACTCATTATCTTCAAATTTAAATCTATAACTAAATCTAACAAATTTATCTTCTAAGAAAGCAGCGTCACCTTGCCAACTAGCGTCATAATTTTGGTTAACAGCTACGTTAATAGCATTACCAGTTCCATCAGCTATAGCTGTTATTTTGGATAAAGTAACTGTCCATACCGTGGTAGTTGCTCCGTAAGAAGCTGAGGTAGTTAATATTGTTGTGTTAGCAGATACGCCAGTACCAGTTACTATGTCGCCTATTCTAGGTATTACATTTGGTGAAAAGTTTGTAGCGTCCACGCTGAATTGATAAGTAGCACTTAAAGAACCTGCCGCTCCACCAGTACTATTACCGGCTACCGTAGCTGATGCCGCAAGACCATTAGAATTAAACAATGATGTTTTATTGGTCATTGTAGATCTTTGCGCTATTAAATCAAAACTATTAGGAGCCGTCATAGGTTTTGATAAAACTAAAGAAACTCCATCAGCAGGTACATCTACAACATAATTAGCTTTGTTCCATTGAGACAATGGCGTTGGAAAAGTAGAAGGACTTATAGTGTCATATGGAGATATAAAATCTCCTATTTTTATACCAGCTGAATCATTAATGCTAATAGTAGTGTCATCAGAAGCAGCTGTTCCTGTTATAGCAAACTTAACTCTTTGCATTGTAACAATTGGGTCACAAGGGGCGTATTTAGCTACTGATATTTGGTCTTCATTTACGTAATGAATAGGTGTAGCTAACTGTGTTGGGTTGGCTAAAGATATATTTATTTTTCTAGGTTGGTTTAAATTGTCTGTAAAAAATAATAATTCTTCAACTAGATTAACTCCAATTACAGGAAAAGATTTATTAAAGTTTAAAAAATTACCGGTAACCAAAGTTATTAAATTAAAAGAACCTTCTAGCGTCAACTCATATATAAAGTTATTGGCACTAGTAGACCTAACACCATTTGCATTATCATAGTCACTAGCAAATAAATAAACTTTATTAGTAGTTTCGTTTACATAATGACCAATTATAACAGAGTTACTAGTGTTTAAACTACGTATAGAGCTATTACCAAGAGCGTTTTCAAACTCACCAACAGTTGATCCTTCTGATCTACTAATCATTAAGTTTATAGCTTCTCTATACTCACCGTTAGGTAATATACGAGAGTCAATGTCTTGATTCATTCTCTGCTTTAGAAAAGTGTTTTTGATTTCAGCCATTTATTATGATTTTATCCATTTAGATTTACCTCTCATTACCTGAACGATTTCATCTAGCTTGATATTAGATAATCTTATTTTAGCATTACGCAAAGCAGCGTATCTTTGTTGTTTATATTGTGGAGCGATAGAAACTGTATCTCTTCTTGTAGACAATATACTATATAGTAAATGTTGGTACATTGCTTCTTCAGCCATCTTAGGGACTTTAGAATCTAAGTCATAAGCAAGTCCATCAGATATATATTCTAATATTATTAATTTACCAGCTAAGTCACTAGAAAAATTAAATGTTCCCTGTGCTTCATCTATATTAAACCATCCGTTCATTTGCATGTTAACTGGATCTCCACCGTATCTTTGACCGTAGTAACCTCCAGCTCCCCAAGCGTTTTCACCCCACCAATCATACATCCAAACCTCTGGAGCATTAGAAGTTGCAAAGCCTAAACCAGTTATATTAGACGTGTTATTACCTCTCCATCTTTCGTTTGTTATTGATGTTCCATCTATATTTTCAGAAAAGTTATCTTGTATTATGTTACCAGCTTGATCTTGAATAGGCGCGTTAGAAGGACTGCTAGTTAGTTGCGTAGGATATATAGTGTGTTTAACACCTGATCCATCTATCCATGATAACTTAACGTAGTTGACGTAATCTTGTGGTATAGTAACTCCTAAACTAGGTGGTACACTTAACTCTTGTGATTTAATACTTTTTAACGTATCAAAACTAAACTCTTGTAATCCACGCTTAGCATGAAATATTACATCAGTTCTATTAACTCTTGGTATTAATTTATCTTGGCCAACGTAACCTACAATAAAATTATTAACTATATCGTTTAAACTAGTGTATTGGTAACCTCCGTAATTGTTTGCTACAGCATCACTTTTTAATTGTACTTTTACATACGTACCAATATTTTGAGCTGCTAAATTTATTACACTACCTGTAGGTCCATTTACTAACGTGTATGTTGTTATGTATTCTGTCCAATTAGCTAATCCATTAGGACTTGTATATATTCTAAAATTATTTAAACCAAAAGCAGGGTCTGTTGGTGCGAAACTTGTAGCGCTACCTAAGTTTAATATAGTATTAAAAGTAAACGTATAAGCAGTAGTTCCGTTAACTGAAGTATATATAATCTGCGCGCCCGCGTAATATTGTAGATTTGTTTCTTGGATTAATCCTCCATCAGGTCTTGCCATTTGTTATATTTTTGAGTTTTGTTCTTCTTGTTGTATTTCTCCTTGAGCCACTTGTATTATAGTAGGATCATTTATTATAACCCCAGCATAAGCTAACACTCTAGTTATAACATTTGTTTGCTCTGAAATATTTAATTCAAAATTTATTGAAGTTCCAGCTGCGTATTGGAATTGTCCTAATGCACCAACTGAATAACCCCATACAACATCTGCAGGTGTTTTCAGGTAAGACACAGTTATACTAGACTGTATAGTATTTGGATATACATATAGTAAATTATTCTCATATAAATATATAGGGAAACTATTTGTTGGCTGTGTTAAAGGAGATTTTAGAATTTGTAATAATTCGTTTCTTTGAGCATATTGAGTTAGCTCAGCACTTTGATACATTACAGATCCTAGTCTATATATGTCTGTAGGTGTTAAAGTAAAGTGAGGTCCTACGTAAGCTGTAGCACCTGTTCTTTGGAAGAATTGTAAATTTTCTTCAATATTTTTAACGCGATTAGCGTATTCAGTATCATTTTGTGGCACACGATACATTTGATTAAGGTCATCTTCATACCTTTCAAATATATTTAACTGAACCTGAGTCGCAACTTTGTTGAACTCGTCAGGAGTCATATATCCTCTCTGTTGTTGGTTAAGTATTAATAAGACTGTTTTATATACAGCGTTTACGTTTATTGCCATTGGAGTATTTTTATTATAATATTGGGCCCGAGTGAACGAGCCCTATATTAGTATTACATGTTTAGTAGAGTTTTTTCTCTATAGTCTTATAAACTTCTACTCCTTCATCTGTTTTAAACCAAGCAGCTAATGCTGAATATGGGTTTTCATCAAATGGTATTGTAAATAGTTTACGTTTGTTTTTACCAAACTGGAACGTTCTTTGATCTTGTGATATACTTATTATTCCTTGTTCAGCTGCTTTTATACCAAAGTTTCTTAACATAACGTTTTCATCTTTAGCTAATTCAATAAATAGCTTAGGGTTTCTTTTAGCAAACATTAATAAATCTCTTCTTAATTCTTTAGAAGATAATTCACCAACACTACTTCCCATTTCTACTCTTAGTATAGCTTCTGATTGTTCTACTTGCATATCTCTTGCCGCAGTCAAAGCTAAAATTTCCAACTCTAAACTAATTAACTCATCTTGAGCTATAGCTTGAGGTTGTAATTCAGCAAATCTTTTGTTTCTGTCAGGGTGATATAATGATAAAAGCTTTTGTAAGCTTTGGTGTTCTCTTGGAACAATTAAAGTGCCATCTTTAAATATGATATGCTTTAATGTAGCTTCACCTTTTTGAGCATCTTGAAATGGTGACGCTTGATTTGTTGCGTATCGAATAGCTCTTTGTTCTTTTTTTACTGGATCAAAATATAACAACGGGTATTTTTCCGTGTGTCTTGATTTTAACGTAAACGTTAAAGGTTCTCTATCACCTAATAAAAAATATGTTCTATCTTTTACTTCCCATCCATCTTCTGGATGAGGTATTGTTTCTTTTGTTTTTGACATGATATAATATAATAAAAATTAGTAAAAATAAGAGTAACAATTACCCCCGTAGTTTTTACGAGGGTAACTATTACAATAAATATTAAGCTGTGAATAACACAAAGTTATTTCTAGCTTGTACACATAAACATCTTTCAGATAAGAAGTTTACTTCCATTGCATCTAATGTAGAAGTAGAAGCACCGCCAACAGAACCTGTTAACCATGATTTCATTCTTCTGTCATCTGCTTGAGAAGCTCTGTATCTTACATGTAAGAAAGGACGTCTGATGTTTGTTCCAAGTAACTGATCGTATACTGTAGAAGTTCCAGCAGGAACTAATACACCATCAATATTGTCACCGTTAACAAAGTTAGCAGAACCACCTCTTGTTGAAGCATCATTTAAGTATTTCCATGAAGTCTTGTAGAAATCATAAGAACCTCTTCTAAATCCAGAGAAACCTAAGTTAAGCGCCATGTCTTCAGAGTTTTCGAATACACCGTAAGATGTACCACCAGCTCCGTAAGAGTTTTGTTGTGCTAACATGTTGTCAAATAACAACTCAGTTTTTCTATCTAAGAAAAGCATGTTTTCTTCAATTGCTCCTTGAGAATCTAAATTCTCTAATACAGAATCAAAATCCTGTAAAGATCCAGCATAACCAGAAAGTACATTACCACCATTATTAATAGCAGCAAATAAACCTTCAGTACCAATAGTACCAGCTGGTGCAGCAGCAGCAGCAGGGAATGCAAGTTGAGCATTTCCAGCGATAGCAGTTGCTTGTGCAGCATTAGCTAATTCACCTTCAATCATTGCCATTTCTAAGTAATCTTCGAAACGTAATCTAGTTTCACCTTCAGCTTTTAAATACCATAAGTATCCAGAAGTTCCGTCTTCAGCAGCAACTTCAACCCAACCGATTTGAGCAGTATCAGATCCACTTACAGCGTATCTGTTTCTGATAATAATTGGTTTGTTAGAGAATACTGATAATTGAGGCTCGATAGATTGTCCAGAAGCCGTAGCTAATGTAGATCCTTTTTCATATTCAGAACCATATACAAACACTTTAAGTGTTGCAGCAGTTGCTAAAGCTCCAGCGTTAACAGCAGCTCTTGTGTAAGGAATTACATCTACAAAATTTGCTCCAATAGCACCATTCGCTCCTGATTGAGTAACGATAGCTTTTACTGTGAAAGCAGGATTTGCAGGATCCATAATTACAACTGTCATGTTTTGAAATATTACATTTCTAACATTAGTGTTTGGAGCAGCAGTTACAGGAAGAGTTAATCTATTTCCAACTTGTGCGCCACCTACAGCTTGACAAGATACACCTTCGTAAGAAATGTGTAATCTGTTTTGCTCAGACCAAACTACTTGATCAGACATCATTGGCATTTCAGCGCCAACCATTCTTAAGAAGCCAGCTAACGTTCTGTTTCCATAACGCTCTACCTCTGCTTCATATATTTCCGGTAGATATTGTTGTGCGAAGTCGTTTCCACCTCCATTAGCAAAATTCAAGTAGTTACTTGTTAATGTTGCTTGTATGGACGAAGGTACTATACTTCCCAATTGAGGACTTAATACACCCATTTTTTTTTAGTTTTTAATTGTTAAATTTACTTTTTTTAATTTTCAGTTTTGAACTACTAACTCCATCTATAGCTCGAACTTTAAGTCCACCGATAAATATGTCTTGCACACCTTCTTGACGCACTGTTGTTGATGGATTTTTAGATCCTTCAACTACATTTTTAATACCATCTGTTTTCCCTTGTTCGTAAAAATGATTTACTATTTTATCTATATTTTGAGCAGCGTACATAGCTTTGTGATAACCTTTCGTATCTTTAACATTACCTTCGTTGTCTAGGAACTTCCCGACAAAGTTATTTAAATTTGATTGATTTTCTGCAACTGCATTAGGATCTTTGACACCATATCTAAACTTTTTTTCACCGACCTCGAAATCAAAACCTTTGAATTCATCGTTTAAAAGTTGTTTAGTGTTATCAATAAATTGCTCATGCTTTTGCGTAGCTAATTGTTGTTCGTCGTTGTAACGGTTGAAAAACTCCATGGCTTTTTGTTGTTCTTGATTTACGCCCGGTCTTAACTTAATCTCGTCGTAATATTCTTTTTTCAAGTCTTCTAAAAATTCACGTGCTTCTACAACAGCTTCCTTCTTAGCGAGTTTTTTCTTTTTGATGTCTCGCTCTTCATCAATTTCATCGTCAAAGCTAAACGCTTCTTCTAGAACAAATTCTACTTCTTCTTGATCTAAATGTGGTTTTGCTTTTTTATAATATTCTTTTAATAATGTATCTTCATTAACAGTTGAATAGTCAGCGTTTAATCTAACATAATCTTGAACTGTTCCGCCAGTGTCTTGCATGAAGCTAACTAATTTTTCAATATTTTCAGGTAGTTCTACTTTTGGACTTTGCGCTACTGGTTGTTGTACTTGCTTTTCTTCCACCTCGGTAACTTCTTCAAGAGGCGAGCTGGACTCTGCAACGGGTTTGTCTCCTCCAATGTCCACGATTTCGCCATCTCCGGCTTGTTCGCCCACATCCACCGTCTTTGTTTCTCCGATTTGAATGGCATCTGTTTCTAATTTTTTAGTTAAATCTACTTTAATAGGAGCTTCTACTTTTGCGTTAGCTTCCAACGAAGTGTCTACTTTAGAAAGATCAATTTTTATTGGTTGTTCTTTTGTAGCTTTAAATTTCTTTGGCTTAGGTTTTGATTTCATTTTCATTTCCCCGCCTTCTGCAGCAACTGGTTGAGTCACCTCAGGATTTGTTTTTGTTGTTTCTGACATAATATGATAATATAAAATTAATTAATAAGTACTACATAGTACCTTGTTGTTCAAAATCTATAGGCATCAAATCATTGTTTCTTTGATCAATCATTTGACTTTGTTGATTACCTTCTATCTTGATTCTTTTGTCTTTACGATTTTCAATTAAAGCTTCTTTTTCAGACATAGCTTTTAATTCAGCTTCTTTAAGTTGCATATCGTATTCAAACTGTATTTGCATCTCTTGTTGTTTTATTTGAGATGCTGTTTGCATTCTTTGTATTTCCATTTGAGACTTAGCTTGTTCTAACTGAACATCGCTTTCAACTAAAGCTTGAGCTTTTTGCATCTCTGCTTGAGCAGCTCTTTCAGAAGCTTCTGCGTTAGCATCAGCTTGAGCTTTAATCATAGCTTGTTGATTAGCTTGATCATCTTTTTGTTTCTTTTTACGTTTTTGTTTTAAAACGTCGTTAGCAAGTTTAAGATTTTTAATCCTTCTAATATCAATAGCATCTTCTAAATCAATACCACCTTGTTGTATTGACATTTGTATGTTTTGTTCTAGTACAGCTTTTTCTTCTTCATCTGGTTCTAGTTCTAAGAATATTCCAAAATCATGCATGTTCAGATTTTGTATCTCTGATAATGTAGCAGAGTTGTAAGTTGATATAGAATTTTTTAAAGAATTTAAAGTAAGTGGAAAATTTAATGAATCAGCTATTTTTAATGAAATATTTTCACACGTTCTAAGTGTTAACCATAAACTACCTTGCATTAAATGCCTTGTAGCTGTGTTAGACGCGTTAACTGCCATTTTTTGTAAACCAACTAATGTATCTTTTTCTGGAGCACTACCATCTCTAGCTTCATTAAGTCCGGTTACGTCACGTATCATTTGTAAATAATACTGATAGGTTTGTATTAAACTACCTATTTTAGCTTGACCACTAGACGTAGCTAACTCTTGTATAGGTACTTTACCAGCGTTCATTTGACCTTCTTGAGTAAGTGATCTACCAACTATCGAACCAGTTTGGAAATACATATTAAGTGCTTCTGCTGGATTATAATTTGTTCCATTACCTAAATCAACCTCAGCTAAACCATCCATATCTAAGAACACACCATCAGGTACTATTCTAGACATAACTTGTTGTAGTTTTAAATGTGTTAATTGTATCATGTCAGCAAAACCTGTTATCTTACTTACTAATGATTCTATTTTACCTTTGTAAAGTCTAGGAGCACATATAGTATAACTCATTTCAACCTTAGTAGTATCAGCAAAAGGTCTTGTCATATTTTCTGATAACTCCCATTCAATAAGTTGGTTGTTACCTAGTATCTTAACTCCTTTATATAATACTTCTATTTTCCTACTAACTCTTTTAAACCCATCACTTGGTGGTGGATTAAATTGATCTGTTTTTTCTAAAGCTTTTTCTAAACCTTGTTCAGTTTCTTTTATTTTAAATACTTGTTCATTATAAGTTTTGTATTCAAAGTATAAAACTTGACAAGTGTTTTGATCATAACCGTTCCAACCGTACAATTGTTCTCTTTGATAACCTTTAGTTTGTTGTATTTTTTTTAATTCTTCTTCTGTTAACTGTGGGAATTGTTTTGCAATTTCTGGTATAGTTAAACTTTTAACTTCACCTATATAGTATATGTCTTCAAAATTTGGATCTTCTGTGTAAGAATATATTAAATCACAAGGGTCTACGTAATGTAATGTAACTCCATTAGCTTTATTCCAATGAGTTTTACAAGCTCCAATACCTATAGTAACAAGGTCATAATTAAATCTTTTCTTTATATTATCAAACCTGTTTTTCTTTAAAGTAGTATTAATAACTTCTTCTTCAGCTATTTCAATTGATTGCTTGTAACTAAGCTGCATGTGCAAATCTAATTCATCTTCTGATTCAGGAAGAGTATCAGGACTATCAGTATTAAACTGATCGATGCCTAAAGTAGTTTGCATGTTTTGTAGATAAGGTTTAGCTCTCATATCTTGCAATATAGAGTTAGCGTAATCAGTTCTCTTTTTTAACGATACTGGATCTTGAGCAAAAGCTTTTATTTCATAATGCTTGTTGTTCATACCGTTTGCTACGATATCAACAAACTTAGAAATAACAGGTACAGGTTTCCAGTCTAAATTAAGATAAGACATGTCACCATTAATAGCTAATTCATCTTTGTATTTTTGAACTGGTTGTTCTCCTCTAGCATATAATCTTAAGCTATGGAATCTATTATAAGTAGTAGCAAATCTAGTTCCATTACCACCTTGTCTCCACCATTCGCTTTCAATAGCTTGTGCAACCTGCCTCCCGTATTCTTGGGAAGCTTTTTCAGCATCTGGCACAGTTTGGCTTGGAAAGGCACTATTTGGATTTGCGTATGTATTCATTTACTTGATTATTTTAGATAATAAACCTTTATTATCATATTTCTTTATACCAATATCTACTGGCTCTCTCTTTTTTCTATTTACTGGAGCATATCTACTTTTGTTACAAGCCATTATAGCAAGTCCCGAACTAATAGATGCATCAAACTTTGTTCTTTTGTTTATATCAAACTGAGCCCAATCTTCTAGTGTTCTTTGGAAGTAAACATCTCCATAATTTTCACCATCAAATCCTACAGCATTTTCTATATAAGTTTCAATTGCAGCAGCGTGCGCTTGTATTATATCTTGACTAGAGTTAGGTATTCCACCAATCTCTCTTTCTGTTATAGACAACTTAGCATAGACTTTATCTGGTCTATTAATGCTAAAACCTCTGTAACCTCTTCTTTTAAAATGATATAACAATCTAGGCTTATTGTTCTCTGCTAGTATTGGCATGCCATAAAAAATACAAGCCATAAGAACATCTTCAAAAAATATTTCAGCAGTTTGTGGACGAGCGATATACTCTAAGAAAAAATGATCAGCAGGAGCATCTTCCATACTGAACTTAGTTAAACCATGTAAAGATCCATTAGAACCTCTTCCATCTACTGTGCCTGATATATCATAACTATCACAACCAAAAGCACCCATGTGTTCGTTGCCTGGATATTTAATACCATTTTTAATTATAAATCTGTTTTGTAAGTTTATTGGTGGTACCCAAGTTATATAAAATCTTCCGTTTTTATTTGGTGAAAATATAACTCTAGTATCTACAATACCTCTTTCCCATTGAAAATTACCTTGAGTTACAATTGCAGCAGAAGTTGCTTCTTCATTGTAATCTATTTGTTGGTATATTTTAGTTAGATTAAATAGAGACATTTTAGACTCATCTCTGAACGCGTGTTTTGTAGTACGTGGAAACTGTCTATAAAATTCGTTTAATCCATCTTGGTCATCTTTAAGACCTTCTACCTCATTCTCCCAGTATTCAATAACCCCAAACTTGATTGGAGTTCCATGAGGTCCAAACACTTTTTCTTGTGGGGTGTCGAATACAGGATAGCCATAAGAGTCAATGTATCCTTCGTAATTCCATTCCATAGGAATGAACAAAGAATAGAGTCCTGAACGTGTTTGTCCATTTGCGTTTCTTTTTTTAACATCTGAGCTATCATATAATTTTTTAAAGTTTCTACCTCCTTTGTCTAAAGCATTTGATGTTGATCCCATCATACACTTACCAATAATTCTTGATCCTAATCTAAGAGTGGTTTTTGTAACCCTCCAGTTATTAAGAATATCATTTGGTCTTTCCCATTTACCTGATTCATCATGTACTAATAACTTTAGTTTTTCACCATCATAAGCGTTGTCACCTGTGTTTTTCCAATCAATGGTCGTATCTAATCCTTCTAAATCTTCTGGTTTATCAGTAGAAACAATACTTCTTCTAGTAAATTTACTAGCTGGAACTCTGTAAGCTAGTTCTGTTTTTGGACGATCCATACCGTCTTGTATTGGTTTAAAGAAGAAAGGATAATTAACTGAAATAGGAACTACTTTATCTGTAAACATCTTCTTCGCATCAGCACCTGATTTAGATAATATACCAAATCTAGCATCGGTTGATATTGTAGCCATGTTAACACACTCACCTGATGCCATAAAAGAAAATCCTGAACGTCTGTTTTTAAGGTATGACATACCATAACACCTGTAATCTGCTCTGCAAGCTTCCCAAAATATAAAGAATAATCTATTTGATTCTCTAAAATCTGGTTGACCTACATCAATCTTAGACCATTGTAAATACATGTAATGCGTACCAGTAACATAAGTAGGAATATCTTTGTTGATATACCAGAAACCTTCTTCGCGACGCTTAAACTCATTATCAATATAGTCGTAATATTTTTCTTTGAATTCTTCTGGGTACTCTCTCCAGTCGAACACAGTTTTAATTCTTTTTAATTCTTTAGGATAATTGAATGGTGTCCATCTATTTTCTTTAAACTTCTCTACTTCTTTTTCTTTAGGTAAAGCTATCTTAAGATTTTGTATTTCGTATACTTCTCCAATTTGTCCAGTCTTAGATATAACAATCATATCATGATCTTCGTTGTATCCATACTCCCATTTGTTATACCTATTCATTCGTTTAAGAATCTTAGGTTTAACGTGATCAGGTAATACTTTATATAGTGTTTGCTCGTACATTATTTAGATCTTCCTTCAGCAAAGCCACGAAATGCAACTTCTTTTTTAACTTCTTTAGGTTTTTCATCTAACATATCTTGTTCTGCAACAATACGGTTAAGTATTTCAAAAGCATCAAATATAGCTAGTTTTTTTGTAGCTGCAGCATTTTTAAGTCTGTCAGCTGATATGTCATCGTCTGAATCTACAATAGCTTCTTTAGCAACTTTAATAAGTTCCTCAACTGCTACATGCCCAGCTTGGATTATATTCAACTTCGTTTCCTTCGTGTTCATATTTTAAAATAATATCATTTGATTTCATACAATAAAGACGTTGACCGTCTACAATAAATTCCCATTCTCTACCGGCCTTAAAACCTACAAGATCCCCTGGATTGATTCCTAGCGCTTCTAATGAACTATTACCTATCTTTAGTATTCCAATATGCTTTTGTTCTTTTTCTAGCGTTAGATTGTTATTGTTTTTTATGGGTTTTATAAAACATCTTTGACCAATAGACAACCATTTGTTATCTCTTTTATATAAATATAGTTGATCTGGTTTACAAAAATATAATTCTTCTTTAAAATATTGACCACTGTTTCTTGAAGCGCCACGTACGTCATACCATCTTCTAAAGATGTTGTGATGTACCATTATTTCGTCACCAACTTTTAAAGTAGTTTTAAACGCTAATGGCACTGATACTATAATAGCTTCTTTACTAACAAGCTTATGATCTTCAATACTAGTGTTAACTATTAAAGTTTTATCACCAATTTTTTTTTCATTATTATACCTACTATTTTTAGGAGTTATAATAAAATCATATATACTGTTCATTAATATTCTAAATCATACTCAACGGATATAGCCATGTTAGAGTTGAATTTCTTCCATGGCATTATCTCGTTGTTCTTTTTTATAAAAATATTATAAGAATTATCAGATTCATCTAAAGTAATGTTGTTAATCGTGTGTCCGCCATAAACTGACTGACCTACGGAATAATGCATTGCTTCGTTTTTATAGTCCGAGCCTATACTTATCTTTCTTATAATAGAGTCCATTGCTGTTATACTTCTTCTGTAGCTACTTCTTCTACTATTTCCTCGTAAGATCCGTCTTCTAAGTTAATATTAACTTGTCCGTACTTTTCTTCTAATTCTTTTTTAGTTTTGTTAAGTTCTTCTGTGAAGTCTTTTAATGCTCCTGAAATTTCAAATTTCCTAGCTTCTAAACTTCCTAAGTCATAAACAACTGTTTGAATTTTCTTTTGTTGTTCTTTGACTGCTTCTAATTCTTTTTTTGTAATTTTTTGATCTTTACTCATTTGATT